CTTGGCCTGGTCAACCCGTTCACTGTGGCTGCCGCAGCGGTTGGCGTGCTCGGTCTGGCCTACTACCAAGGCTCGAAAGAGCAAGACGCTTACCGCCTTTCTCTCGTCACCACTGGCAATGCTGCCGGCACTACCACGCTGGCGCTGGCCGAGATGGCGAAGCGTGTCAGCGGCACCGTCGGCACCACTGCAGACGCCGCTGCGGCACTGGCCCAACTGGCCGGCACCGGGAAGATTGCAAGTTCAAGCTTTGAGCAAATCGCAACATCTGCAATCGCCTATGAAAAAGCCACGGGCAAAGCAGTGTCGGAGACGGTCGCTGAGTTTGCCCGGCTCGCCGACGACCCCGTGAAAGCGGTTGCGGAGCTAAACGACAAGTACAACTTTCTGACCGCGTCGGTGTACGAGCAAATCCGAGCCGCTCAGCAAATGGGTGAGAAGGAGGCAGCCGCAGCTATAGCGCAGGAAGCCTATGCCAGGGCGCTGGGCGAGCGCGCCGCAACGATGAAGGCGAACCTCGGCACGCTTGAAAAAGCGTGGAATGATCTTGCTGGCGCAGCGAAGAGCGGATGGGATGCCATTCTGAACATCGGGCGGGAGTCGAACGACGGTCCTGATGTTCAAGCCATCCAGCAAAAGATCAATTACCTGAAATCCACTCTCGATACGGGTTACGAGGACGGTAACGCAAGGGAGCGAATCGCCTCTCTTCAGGCTGAGCTGGATGCCTACAACAAAAAGTCCAAGGCCGAGCAGGACGCTGCTGATGCTGCCGCGCGAAACGCCCAAATTCAGCGCGACGGCCAAGCCGCATACGAGGCTTTCGAAAAAAACAAAGAGCAGTACTTCACAAAAGAGCAAAAGAGGAACAAGGCCCTTGAGGATGAGCTGAAGCGAATCAACGCAGCAAGGGCGGCAGGCTATACGATCACAGCTGAACAGGAGGCAGCAGCCCTGAAGGCTATCCGGGAAAGCGATAGCTTTAAGGAGGCTGCGGAGAAGAAGCCCAAGGCATACCGCGAAGACGCCGGCATGAAGGCGCTTGACCAAGCCCGCCAGCAATATGCTGTGCTGCAACAGCAGAATTCGCTGATCGGCGTGCAGAAAGGTGAGGTCGATAAGCTAGGCGCCGCCGGGCAGGCGCTGGTGAAATGGGAGCAGGAACTCGCCGACATCAAGGGTAAGCAGATCCTGACGGCCGACCAGAAGGCTTTGGTCGCGAACCAGGAACTGATCACCGCCCAGCTGAAAAAGAACGCCGCGCTTGAGAAGGAAAACCAGCTCAAGAAGATCTCCATGGAGGAGACGCAGAAGCTCGCAGCATTCCAGGCCAATCTGGCCAGCCAATTGGCAAAGGCACAGACCGGGCTGGACAACAACCTCGCCGGCATGGGGCTGGGCGACCAGCAGCGTCAGCGCTTGCAGGAACAGTTCAGCATCGAGCAGCAGTACCAGTCGCAGATGGATGCTCTGCAGCAGCAGCGCAACGAGGGTCGCATCAGCGAAAAGCTGTACAGCGAGGAGACTGATGCGCTCCGCTCAGCGCTGCAAACCCGCCTCGCGATGCAGCAGCAGTACTACACGGACGTGGATAAGGCTCAATCGGACTGGACGCTCGGCGCTTCGTCGGCGTTTCAGACCTACTCGGAGCAGGCGCGCGACGTCGCCGGCCAGACCCGCAACCTGTTCACCAACGCCTTCAGCAGCATGGAAGACGGCATTATCCAGTTCGTGAAGACCGGGAAGCTGTCGTTCAAAGACCTTGCGGACGGCATCATCGCCGACCTGATCCGCATCCAGGTGCGACAGGCGGCGGTGGGCATCTTCGGCACCGTCTTCAGCGGATTGACCGCCGGCGCCTCCGCCGGCAATGGCCTCGCTGCCGGATCTGCCGGCGCAACGTCTTCCACGCTCGGCGCATCTGCCGCTGGCTACGGCTCGAAGTTCGGCTTCTCCGACGGCGGCTATACCGGCGACGGCGGCAAGTTCGAGCCGAAGGGTGTTGTGCACGGCGGCGAGTTCGTAGTCCGCAAGGAAGCGGTGAGCCAGCCAGGCGCGCGGGAATTCCTCGAGCGCATGAACGCGAACGCCAAAGGGTACGCAGATGGGGGCTACGTTGGCGCTACCGCCGCGGCATCGACCTCCAATGTCGTACCGATCTCGTCGGGCTCGTCCACTGCGCCGGTCATCCAGCAGAGCTTCAGCTTCCAAGGCACGCCAGATGACGCCACCGTCAACATGGTGCGCGAGGCGGCAATGCAGGGTGCCAAGGGCGGCTACGAGCTGGTCGTGCGCGACCTGAAAATGAACGGAACCATCCGCCAGCTGATCGCGCGGCGCTAAGCAATCTAAGGAGTACTGCATGGCTCTCACGTGGCCGGCTTCGCTGCGCCCGTCAGAAATGACGTGGGGCATGGTCAACAACAGCAGGGCGTTCACTTCGACGCTCTCGAACGCCCAGCAGATCGTCGGCTACCCGGGCGCTTACTGGCAGTGCACCTTGACCTTCGGACTACTCACCAGAGCCCAAGAGCGCGAACTGTCGGCGTTTCTCGGGCGACTGGATGGGATGTTCGGCACCTTCAATCTGCCGGCCTTCACCCGCCGACGCACCAACAGCGTCGGCGCGCTCTCAGTGGTCACCGGCAACGCGCAAGCGCGGTCGATGGTCATCGGCGGCGCGCCGGCGAACGCTGCGGTGTTTGCTGCTGGTGACTACATCACCATCGCGGGCGAGATGTTCGAGATAACCGATGCAGCGTCGGCGAACGCGCAGGGCAGAGTTACGGTGTCGCTCAACAAGCGGATCCGCAGGACGCTCACGGCCGGTACCGCCGTCGAGTACCTCAACCCATATTCCGAAATGCGCATGACCACCGACACCTGGGCCATGTCCGTAAAGCCGGTGATCGCCAACGGCAGCTACCAATTCAGGGAGGCGTTCTGATGCCATCAGCATTCCCGTTCAGCCAGAACGTGGTGAACATCATCGCGACCGGCCGCTTCATGCCCGTTTACGCCGTGCAGCTCGACTTCGTCGACGGCATGGTCTTCGCGCATACCGGTACCGGTGATCTGGTGATCGACGGCATCACCTACCTCGGCGTGGGTAATTTCGGCCAGGTCAGCCAGTCGCAGGAAAGCGACAACTCCGGGTCGCCAATGTCGGTCGAGCTGACACTCAGCGGGTTGGATGCCTTCATCCTTTCCGAAACCAACGTCCGAGGCTGCCGTGGGCGAATGGCCAAAGTCATGTTCGTGGTGTTCGACGAGGCCGGCAACTACGCGGCGGACATTCTGTTCTCCGGCCGGATGGACGCGGCGAAGTTCTCTTTCGCCGGCAATGGCGAGGACGGTAACAGCATCACCGTCCCGGTGATTGACCGCATGGCCGAGTGGAGCCGCACCGGCACCGAACGATTCACCGACGAAAATCACCGCGCCCGCCACCAGGGCGACCGGTTCTTCTACGCCATCGCCCAAATGTCCGAGTGGCCCATTTACTGGGGCTCGAAGAAGGACGCACCGACATTCACCTATGGAAGCTAGCCATGCGCTACCGAGACTGGACAACCCGTCTGAACGAAACGATCAAGGCCGCCCAAGAGCGGCCTTTTTCATGGGGCGAATTTGACTGCTGCCTGTTCGCAGCCGACTGCACGGCTTCGGTGTGTGGTGTCGATCCGGCGGAGAACTATCGCGGCAAGTACACGACGGAGACCGGTGCGAAGCGGCAGTTGAAGAAGCAGCACGGCAGCCTCGAGGCGGCGTGGGATACACACTTTGCCCGGGTGCCGCTGCCGTTCATCCAGCGCGGTGACGTCGTGCTGTACGACGCGCCCGGCGGACGAAGCATGGCCGTGTTTTGGGCGGGAGATTACTGGGCGGCGACCGATGACGGTGCTGCTCGAGTTGAGTGCGAGCCACTGGCCGCGTGGAGAATTGAATGAGCGGCGGCGTTAAAAAACTTGCATCGGTCGTCATTGGCGCGGTGGTTGGTTTTGCCCAAGGCGGACCATGGGGTGCGGTTGCAGGCGCAGCGCTTGCCTTTTACGCCGCCGAGCAGCAGGAAAAGCTCAACACCAAGTCACCCCTGCGTGACAACGAGCCGTCCGCCCAGACCGTACGCTCTTCGAAGGCGCCGGTGCGCTTCATCCTTGGGCGCGTTTCCACCGGCGGCGTCCTGGTATGGGCGCAGGAGCAGACCGGCGCTCAGGGTGAGGGTGAATGGCTCCACCTGGTGTACGTGCTGTGCGAGGGGGCGATCAATGCCCTCGAAAACATCTACCTCGGCGAGGAAGAGATCGGCGCATTCGGACCGCTGGCCAGCTACGAGCTGGTCGTCAATCCGACCCAAGTGAACGCGTTCCTGAAGGCCAACTGCCCCGACTGGAAAGACTCGCAGATCGGTCGCGGCCTGTCCTACGTGCGGGTTTCCCTCCGTTACAGCGCGGAGAAGTTTCCATCGGGCATCCCTGACACACGTTTTGTGATTCGTGGCCGGAATGATATCTACGATCCGCGCACCGGGGCGGCGGGTTACAGCGCAAACACTGCGCTCCACCTGCTCTGGTTCCTGCGCAACCGCTGCAACGTGCCGGACGATGAAATCGTTTTCGAGACCTTTGCTAGCGCTGCCAACGTCTGCGATGAAGGGGTAACCAATGCCGACGGCTCGACGAGCCAGCGGTATCGCACCGGCTGCGTAATTGGTGCGGACGAGCAGCGCACCGGCGTTCTCCAGAAGCTGGAGGCAGCGTCGGGCGGCCATCTGATTCGAGTTGGCGGCCGCTGGATGTTCCAGGCTGGCGCCTATTACGGACCGTACGACTTCGAGATCACCGAGGACATGGTGATCGGCACAGTCACCGGCAGCACCGAGCCGACCAATGACACCGCAATCAACACCGTACGCGGCACCTTCATTGATCCGGAGCAGTCGTGGACCGAGACGGATTACCCGGAAGTCAGCGTAGCCGAATGGATCGTTGAGGACGGCGGTGAGGCGGCGGAGACGCTGACCTATTCGTATGTCACCGATCCCTACCAGGCGCAGCGTCTGGCGAACATGGAACTGCGTCGGCGGCGCGCCGGTGGCGCTATCAGTATTCCGATGAACTTCGCCGGCTACAACTGCCGGCCGGGCCGCGTGGTTCGGGTGAACCTTCCGTCGCTGAACATCATTGGCGAGTTCATTGTCTCCGATTGGTCGATGGGCGATCGTGAGGGCTGCACGGTGCAGGTCAAGCAGTACGAGCCCGCGATCTTCGACGACGCCGTCGGCCAGCCGTACAACCCGATCGGCTTCATCAATCTGCCTTCCGGCGGACTGGGCGCGCCAACGAATCTCGCGTGGACGCAGGACACCACGGCCGAGGTGACGCAGGGCGTTCTGTCCTGGACGCCTCCAGCTGGCGTGGTCAAGGAGTACATCGTCATCGTCCGACAGGGCACGACCGCGATTCAGTCGCACAACGTGCCTGCGACATCGACGGAATGCGCCATCAATGGCTTGCCGTCCGGCAACTACACCATGAGTGTGGCCGCTGCCGGCCCGATGGCGCGATCGGGAGAGGTGACGATCACCGTCAGCA